GGCTCGTTTGCGACTTGATCGCGTGCGGCGTAGAGGATTTCGGTGAGTCCGGTGAGTGAGATGTCGTTAGCCATGATGGTGTGTTAGTGGATGGTGAATGGTTATTTTTTCAGCTTCCCGCCTTTGCGGATGTATTCGTTCCGTTGGATCGGGGAAAGTTGGTTGAATGCTTCCAGAGTGATGGTTTTTTCAGTTGCGGAATCGCTGGCCTCAATTGGCAGTGGCTCCGGTTGTCCTACGCTGGCCAGCATTTCGGTTGCGACTTCGGTAGCCGAGCCCTTGGCCTCGATTACCGCCGCTTCCAGTTCCGTGATTTTCCCGGCGTGGGCGCTGATGGTTTGATCCTTGGCGGCAGATTCCGTTTCGAGATTGGTGATTTTTTCGGTGAGTGTGCCGATGGTGGAAACGTGCTCCGCGATGGTAGCATCCTTTTCCTTGGCTTCCGTGGTGAGCGATTCAATCGCGCCATCCTTGGTCAGGATGTCGGCTTCAAGCTCGCCAATACGGCTTTCAAGCGACGTGATTTTTTCGCGGGCGGCTTTGTCTGTGAAGATCATGAATTCGATTTCGGTTTTTGTTTGCGGATGTCAATCAGAGATTTTTTAGGAAGTTTTGATACACGACTTCGAAGGATTCGATTTCGTCAACCAGTCCTAGCTTGCCAGCTGTTTCGCCGGAATACCACCCGGCTCGCCAGACTTCGTCGCTAATGAATGCTCCAACAGCTTCGCGCCCTGCTGTGACATGCTCGCGGAATTGCCTTCCCGCCTCATTTACCGACTCTTGCAAGAATGCTGTTTGCGTCTCGTCCGGCTCAAGGTGAAATGTCGATTTTAGGTCAGCCCCTTGCGAGACAATAGCCTTGAAATTCACTCCCCACTTGCTCCAAAACTCTGAGCAATCCGCCCATGAAAGGATGGTGCCGATGTTGCCAACAATAGCTGATTTTGACGCGGCAATCCAATTGGTTCCCGCTATCAATTTGTAAGCTGCGGAGCACGCAAGCCCATCGCAATAAGCCATTGTCGGAACGGGTAAATCTCTGATCATCTCGGCGCAATCCACGCAACCAATGACAGTTCCGCCGGGGGAGTTTGTCTTGAAAATGATTCCCTTTGACCCTGCTTGAATCGCGGCTTTCATCTCGGATTCCAACGTGGAATAACGAATCGCTAGACCGACTCTTTCCATGATTGGCTGGGCTTCTTTGAGCAATGCCCCACGCATTTCGATGTGAGCAATTCCAGCGCTGTCAACCGACATTGGCTTTCGGAGTGTGTAAAAATCGCTCAAATCATCATCGCTGTAATAGCTACCTTTCGTGGATTTTTCAGACAATTCCAGAGCGGAAAGCGCCAGTTGAACGGCGGGACCTTCGTTGATGCACCAGAGATTTCCGCGCAAGGCGGCCAGCATTTTCAATTGACTGATGGTGGGTGTGAAATTGATCATTGTTCGTCCTGATTGGTGTTTTCTTGCGTATTTTGAGCGCTTTCCGGCATTTCGTTTGCGGTCTGCATGAACATTTCGCGGTCTTCGATGACGATGCTTGTCCCGTGCTTCGCGTTTAGTTCTTCCGCAATTTTCATTGCCTTGAGCTTGCGGTTGAAAACCGAATGAGCCCGCTTTTCGATGAATTCATCCTCGGCCACGCCCCGCGCTGCTAGAACTTCGTCAAGGTTCATGGAACCTGCCCTAAGCTGGTCAAGTTCCATCTTCACTTCGCGGCCATCGTCCACGGAAATGCGCGGCGGGCGGCTGAAATCCCACGCGAAAGGATTCTGGAGCTTGGGCACCCGGCCTTGCGCTTGGAACACGCTGTAAGCCCATGGAAGAGCACGCTTTGCAAGGTGCCAGAGGATGCCGTAACGGCGAACCACGGCGCGGCGGCATTTTACGATTTCGGCCCGTGTTTCGCCTCCGCTTGAACTACCTTTCCAAACACTGTATGACCAATCTGCGCCGATGACCGCATCACGGAAAAGACGATCTTGGAAGCTCTCGTAAGTCACGCCGGGATTGTCGTGCTTGATGACCTCCATGCGCTCTTTGCCGTCCATCATGTATCGGATGCCGCCGGGGAATCCTTGGGTGGCAAGCTGCGATTGGCCATCGACTTTGACTGGCTGGTCAAACGTCGGTTCGTCAACGTCTGCGCCTCCGGTTTCATTGAAAATGAGCAAGTGCAACCGCGAAATGATGCTCGTGCGAATGCGCTCGTCCTCGATAGATGTGAGGGCCATTTTCATGGACTCCAGCGCATGCGAGAACGATGGGAAACCGCGCTCTTGCTCGCTCCTGCGAGGGTCGTAAAGGTGGATCACGTCTTTCGCGGGAACCTGGACGTATTTGCTTTGCCCGTCTTTTCCTACGTTGAAATTGTATGCGGCTGGTCTGCCGCTGGCGAAGTAAATGATGCCGTCGACCATGCGAAAACCCTTGTAGGGACCATCTGCGACCATTGATTGACCGCTGCCGCCGAGGGGTGATTCGCAACGGTGATAGGGGATCATTTGGAGGCGTGGAAATCCATCCTTGCCAAGCACCATGACCACGAATTGGCCGCCAAGAACGTCGATTCCGACACTGGAAAGCTCTAGGATTTTCCACCAGTCGAACATGCCCCCGCGCACCTCGCACTGCGGAAACCAGAAGTCCCGCAGGAACTTGGCGACAATCTTACCGTTTTCGGCATCCTTGGTTTCGGTCCCAAGATATGACGGAAGCCACGCCTCACCCACCGTCCAATCGGCTTTCTGACAGACCACCGCACCGAGCACGCCCATGTTCATGCAAAGCCGATTTGATAGGCTCATGAGCGTTTTCCGGTCGGTTGCCGGAATCAGACGGTCGATGTCGTCATTCCGCACTTCAAATTGCGGCCCGCGAGTGGTCGAACGGTTCGCGCCGTGGGCAAAAGTGCGGGTGAACGGTTGCCCGTAAAGGTCGACTATGGTGGATGTTTGGGCCATTTCAGAAATACGGGATGACGGTTTTTGAGATGGGCGATTGCGCGTCCATGCAGGCCACTACACGGCGCAAGAGGGTGAGGCGCTGGCCTTCCGTCATGGGCGACTGACTAGTGAACGTCTGGCCATCAATGGTGGCGCTGGAGATGCGGGCGGATGCGTTCGGGTCCGTGGCGATTAGCACCGCAAGCCGTTTGAATTCCTGCCGGATTTTCGCTTGCGCGGCGGCATCGTCGGAAATGGCGGCAAAGATCGCGTTTGCGTCGGAATGAAGGCTCACGCAAGGGGAATCCCGCCCGCGTTGCGGATGTCAAAACGAAAAAGCCCGGAGTTTCCTCCGGGCTTCGCTGTCCGTTTTTTGCTGGTAGGCCGAAAATTCAAATAATCGGGAATGCATCCTCACCGTCCAGCCTAAGAACACCGCACGGTTTTTCCTGGGCGTAAAAGTTCCACGCTTTCGCCATAAGCAGGATGGTGTGATTCTGTGACAGCTTTGTTTTAGTGTCCGCGTTTTTTGAAAGACGCTCGGTCAGTTTGAGAATTGGGCTCTTCTCTGGCAAATTGGCTCCTGATTTGAACGATTTCCAAAATTGGACAACGTAGTCCTCACCCATTTTTCCGTCGATCAAGGCAAGAGCTGCGACAGTTCCAACACATGAAGGAGCGGCTTTTGTCCGGCAGTCAATGGCAATCTTAATGGCTGATTCATATTTGAGAGTGTGTTTCTCATACTCAGCTAAAAGATCTGTTGAGGATGGCCGGATGTAGGTATTTAAAGATCCTCGGCTTTTAACAACTTCACCGTTTTTTACCACTTTCACCGCAAGCGCGCGCCGATAGTTGAGAACACCCATGGTGGAAGATGCTGCGATGTTGAAATTCGCAATCCCGTTAATGGCAAAAATGTTCCCGTTTGATCTTGGCTTGCCCCTGTCAATAGTCGGAAAGCATGAAGGGTCAATACCCCTGACTATTACAAAGTCACAAGCAACCCCGGATTTAATCACTGAGTGTAATCGGTGCTGCCCATCCGCAATGTTGCCGTCCCAGTCGAAAATGATAGACTCTCCGTTCATTTTCCACTGGCCGTTTTTCATTTGTTGGGCTAAATGCCACATGTGGGAATTAGTCAAATTCCGCTGATTGGCGTGATTGTCTTTCAGGTATTCGGCGGCTTTTTCTGGTGTTACTGTTTCAATCTCTACTGTTGTTTTCATTGTTGTTTTCATTGTAGGCTTTGGCTGAGATTCTCCCTATCCCTGATCCGCCGCTGCATGGCCGCATTCCTCGCCGCTTGCATCACTCGCTGTTGATCCGGCGTGATCTTGCGCTTGCTCGCCTTCCCGCCGTGGCTGGCGAAATGGCGGTTGAGTTCTGCCGCTGGGATCGGCTGGTTACAGTGGGGGCAGTTCATTGGTTGGTTTCGATTTAGTGGATTCAGGAAAATGCTCCAGGATCGCAGCAATAAGTCCCTCTTGCTCGGCATCCAAGCCGCGTGCTTTCGCTAGGACTCTGGCCGCTTCGTCGGGTGGAAGTTTTCGCCATTCATCGTATGGCGGGAGGATTGGTTTTTTGTCGGCGCTCATTGGTTGCGGGGGTTATTTGATGTTCGCTAGGGATTCCGTGGCGACGTTTTCCAGTTCCTCGGCGGTCGGTTCGCGGAATCGGCCACATTGGAAGCCTGGCTCGATGCCGTGTCGGTTGGGTCGGTTCTCCAGTTCGCGGAGTAGCACGGCGCATGTCCCGCGCATTTTCCAGTCCTGCGCTGGCACGATGTCGCGCACCGTGTAGATGCTGCCTTTGCGCGGCAACGCGTTGAAGATGTCATTGATTCCGACGGGGAATCGGTCGTCTATGCATAACACTTTTGCGTTGATTTCGAACATGTCGGCGCTTTCTCTACCATAGCCCGCTAAGGTGTCAACGGTTATTTTTACACCCGTTGAAATGTCCGCTTGACTGCGGGGGTCGGATGTGGTTTTTTCCCCCCGACGCGAAGTGGAATTCATGTCACAAGTCTCGCTGGTTCTCCAGCATAAGCCCCGAGCGCGGTTTCCACTTCCCGCCTCGGGGCTTTTCCTTTTCCATTATGTCCACAAAAAAGAGAGAACGAATCGAACCAATGAACATTTACCTGATTGAACTATGCGGCCAGCGTTATCAATGCCGAATCGACTCCGTAACCCGCACCATTTTAGATGATGGCAAATGGATGAATCCCGAGGACTTCGTTGACCATTTAATTGCAAAAAAGAAATGGGATCAAGTCTGCGAGTTGGCCACGTTTGGATTTTCAAGGGCAAAACTGTCCGCGATTGAATGCCAGTGTGGAAATCCATCTCATCATATTTGCGGTTGGAATTCCGATAAGTGCTGCGACTGCGGCGGGACCGTGCCTAGATGGTGACTTCAATCCTCAATCTCAATGCGGATCACTCCTCGGCCATCGCCTTCGATGCTTCCGCCTCATCCTGCCGGGACGGTCTGAATGCTCCTGCCATGAGTGCCGCTGCAAGCTGATAGATTTCAGTATCTCGAAAATGGTTTGCTCCAAATCTTGTCCATTTTGGAATGTCCTGCCCGCGTGCGTCACGTTTCGTAACCAGCTTCTCACCGTTTAAGTGCTTCGGGTATGACGGCGGTGCATCGCTTTCGACTTCCCACCGGACTCCCTTGCCTTCGATTAGACGCTGGAGGATGTATTGCAACGGCTCCGTAGCGACTGGCCAGACTTCGCACCTGCGCCCGCTAACGGCTTTTGCCAGATACTTCGGCCCGTAAAGCCGCGTCTCTTTTTGGCCTTTGCGCGGTCCCGATTGGATCATCCATTCCCATCCCTGTTTCCGGTTTCCATCGCCCTTGATTCCTCGCCAGCCGTATTTCAAGCAAAGCTCGGCGATGCGTTCTTGATCATAGCCAACGTCCACGAATACGCATTGCGCTGGCACCTTGTAGTCATCGATGGTTTTTGCCAGATCATCTTCGGTGCCGATGTAGGTAGCCTTCAATCCTAAAGAGTCGCCGCCCGCTGCCCATGACCTGATCCGAAGCCAGTAATGGTCTGCACCAGCGTCCACCGTGGCGAATCTAATTTGCTCGCCTTCGATCATGCGCCCATCGACGTAGTCAGCCGACGAGTAATCCGAAGGCGTGATTTGAGTCTCAATGACAGACTTTGACATATCCCACCCCTTGGCCCGGCGTTTCTGCGTCCATTTCATGAGATTCGTATGGTCGCCCATTGCCATTTGCCTGTCTGCCTCGATCTTCTGTAATACGTCATCCGCCCAAGGAATCCACCAGATAGCCCCGGCGTCCAAGTGGAAAGACTCATGCCCACGCAAGCCATGCCCACGGGTCAGAACGTAGCCATCATTTTCTTGGAGGCTGTCATGCAACATTCGCCTAACGGAAACCGTGTCAGGGAACTCATTGGAGCATGACGGACAAACCCTGCGGGCTGTGTCGGCTGATGCCTGCTCGTCGCCCTCGATGGTGTCATGCTTCAGTTGCTCGAAAGCAAACGGGTGCACGTCGCCGCACTCTGGGCACTTCCATGAGAATTCCCAGAGTCTTCCCTTATCATATTCCTGGTGCAATTCGTCAGTCTCGCCGATACCGTCCTCGGATGATATTTGCCCTGCCTGCGATACCAGAACAAACTTCCTGTTTTCCCGGTTGTGGTGCCGCCCAAGCCATTCCCGCACCATTCCCTTTTTCCACTTCCAAGCCTCGTCGCCGCAACCGTAGGTAATGGACACCTCCTGGAAATTGGAGATGTTTGCGCCCCCGAAAAGCTGGAACATGTGCGGCCAGATGATCGCATCTTTTCTAACGGTGTTTCTAGCATTCGCAGGCCAAAGAGGATTGATCGGCTCGCACCCTTTTAGGGATTTAAGGAAACGCGTTTCAAGCCATTGCTCCCCCGTCGCATCAGTCTGCGATGCGTAGAGGTAGCTACCCGGCGACTGCGAAACGATCCAGCATCCAATCGCTTCGAAGAACGTGGACTTGCCTGCTCCGGTCGGGAAGATGCACGTCATGTGACGGGTGACGTAATCCGCGTAGTGGTTCATCGGTTTGATAAGCCAGCGAGTTTGCGACGGGTCGAAATACTTCCCTCGCTCCGAGTTCTCAACCGGGACGCATCGACACCATTCCGCAGGCATCAAGTCAGACGGCGGCGCGATGGCAACCCGGAAATCGTTGCATGGGTCGGTCATTTTGTTTTCAAGTATTCCGCAAGCCTTGGGAAAAACTGCGGATTCGATTTCTCTTCCAGATACATGGACAGTTGGCGGGCTTGATTTTCACACACGAGCCAAAGTCTCCGGTGGTTGCGTTCCAGCCATTTTGCGCTGCGGATGTTTTCCGGCATCCGTTGAAATGTGATCCATAGCCGATTCCTTGCCCTGTCCCATCGCTCCAAAAATACGTCAGCTTTGCGTTTGCGGAGTCGATGCATTTCCCAGCGGCGGATGATTTTGAAGATGATTCTCATGGTCATTTCATTTCGGGGTAGTCTGTCCAGAACTCGGATTCGTGGTCTGCCAGCTTGGCTTGGATGCCTCGCAAGATTTCCTTTGCAATCGGTCGAGACTCGGCCAAGGGGAGCCCTAAGCACCGCTGCGGAATCTCGGCCTCGGCCACGCGGAGCGCTGCGTTCATCGAAGCTCCGATGCGAACGAATGCTGCCTTCACTTCGTCGCGGGTTAGCAGGTCGTTCGTCTCTTTCCGGTAGGCCATCGCCGCCTTGAGCCCGTCCAGCTGGGTCTTGAGAATCTTCGCGGAGGTTATGTCGATCCCCTTTGTTCTCAGCGCGGATTCGATCTGTTCGATGGTCATCTCCGGCGCG